GCGACCAGCAGCGTTGTTAGACTTGATAATCTGTGCGCCAAGCGTGTCATTAGGGTCAGTTTGACCTCTTTGAATGTCAGCAATACCCATCAATTCATAGATTTGATTCTTAACTTGTTCCATTGCTTGATAACAAGCCATCAAAGCAGTCGAGAATGGGGCTAAATCTACTAAGTCTATAGCGCCTTTCATTCCTTGCTTTTCAGCAAATGCCATCCAGTTACTTACTGGAATCATCGTGTTATTTTCGCCTTCAGAGAATAAGCGTTGTAACTCGCTTGCTGAAGCGTCATATACACCACGCACTTTAAGGGCGTTAATCAAACCATCAATGCGGTCACATAGCGTGTCTAACTCTCTAGCTTGGTCTTGGTAGATAGTAAAGTCAGGAATAGGCTCTAGCGAGTCTGTAGTAAGAGTAGCGTAAAGTGGTTTAGGACAAGGCCAGAAGTTCTCTAATCCTAATGGGTCATCTCTTTCGTCAACAATCTTGCCTAGTGACTTAGAAATCCATAATACTTTGCCTGTTTCTTTATCCCAGACTTCGTATATCACCGCTTCATATACTCCGTCATCTGACTTGTAAGATTGTTTTAAATCATCAGGTTTTGTATCTAATGGGATTTTATGACCCATTTCTTCACCAAAACGCTCAACCAATGCAGGGCGGGACATATAGACTCTGCGCCATACTGCGGTGACTTCTTCCCAAGTTCTAGCAATAGTATGACCAAAATCACGCCAATGCACATAATCTACTGGGCAGCACTCATATTCAATGCGCTCTTGGCTTTCTGTTTCTGTAGCGTCAAGCGTTTCAGCTTCGTCAGAATCTTCAGTTACTTCTAAGCCGTCATCAGGCTCGCCATCTTCTTCGCCTACAATATGCGGCTCATAACGCACCCAAGCTACACCACGACCACCTAATAAGCGGTCTAATACTGCATTATTCATGGCTGATTTGTAGTCACCATAGTGCTCAATTTCAAACTCTAAGGCCCTTTCAAGCATCATTGAAGCGACTCTGCCAATAGGGTCATTATCACGGAATCTACGGCTTACATCAGGTCTTGGAAGTCTAGCAAAGATAGCTGGCTGGATAGTCTGTACATTAGACCAGAGGATATTAAACCTAGCATTAGGATTGCGGTCATAGCGACTGTCATCCTTATACTTCTTTACTATGCGGTCTACTCTAGCTTCCCAACGCTTATAAGACCTTTCGTATCCCATAATCGTTTTATACCAATCCTCATAGGAATGATTGACCGTTGCTTTATCGTTTGCCATAGAGTTGCCCTAATGTTTGAATATTTGGCGAAATGTTTGCTTATTTTACTCTTTTTATATTCTATTGTTTGATTTGACCTTAGTATCTTTCCATAGGTCATCAAGGCTAACATCTGTTTTCCCTACAAATATGCCTTTCATTTCTTTTATTGGTGGTGGTGGTGGGCTTGCCATTTGCATAATCTGACATCCATAAGAGAATCCATCCCCATCGTGGGAAGCCCAGTCGTGCAATGGATTGCTACCAAATGTTTTAGTTACATCGTTATAAGCGTAACTCCATGCCCTTAATCCATCTAATCCTATTTTGCAGTTAGTTTCATTAAACCTAACTCTAGGCAATACCACCCTGGCAGCGTTAATGCGGTCAGCAATGCTAGTCATTGGGGTTATGTCTACTTTCTTTTGCCCAAAGGCTTTTAGGAATATCTCAATAGCTGACTCTTTGGCTGAAAATGTTTTAGTTCTAGCGTCATGCGGTAGCCAAATAACACCTAAAGCATCCCTATTGCCAGCCAGTTTGTATTTAGACAACCGTTTATTGAGCCTTTCGCACCATTCTTCAGCATCAATACCAAAGCCTGAGTCGTAATCAATGATGTTGTACCCACCAACGCAAGGTTGCCAAAACCACCATGTAGCGGTGTCCCTACGCCCTAAGTCGGCACTAATCTGTATAGGTTGTCCGTGTGGGTCAAACACAACATCATCACTAATCAAGCCCTTACGCTCAGAAATAGTAATTTGTCTTGCTAATATAGCCCCTAAATTGGCAGCATCAAATGAGCACAGGTATTCTTGTTCAAACTTAGACCTACCATAATCTTCGCCAAAGTCTGCAATGTAGTTTTGCAATTCAAGTTCTAATTGCGCCCTAGTAAATACCCCTGTTTCAGTAGCATCTAAGACTTGGGCAAAGGCTTCAGGGTTTTTCTTGGCGGCTTCTAGCGTTGTATAAGCATGGTTTCTACCTCTAGGCGTAGTATTAAATATCTGCCATCCACCGTTCTCCATCAGAATAGGCCTAAGATAAGCCCTAGTTGCTGGGTTACTTAGCGCCCACTCAGAGTAAACAATGCCGGCAGGGGGCGAACCAACAAGTTTAGAAGGGTCATCAGAGCCTACCGCTTGAAAGGATGAACCATTTTTAAAGATTATCTTCATTTCATCATTACGAGTGGTTTGACGCAGTTCTACAGGAAAAGCCTCATCTATACGCTTTTTGCCGGTATGTGGATTAATAGCATCCCAAATAGCTTTACGAGCCTGGCTGTATTCAGGAAGCATATACCAGTATTGAGCTACTCTTCTGAATGCTGCAACCGCACAGAAATGCAATCCAACCTCATCTTTGCCACTACGCCTGTGCCAAACCAGTTCACAATGCTTTCCACCATTTTGCATATAGCGCCATGCTGGTAACTGGTAATCTCTAGGAATCCAGTTGTTAGGCAGTCTAATTATGCTCAAAAGTTTACTGTTTGTACGATGATTGGGTTTTCTTTGTCGCCGGCTAATTCTGTTCTAGCCAGTTTAGGCGCTGCAAATTCAGCTAATTTGGTAATCATATCCAAAGCGCCTTTAGGGTCAGGCTTGGCATCTTCTGTTCCTGAAGCAACCTGTGTAAGCCACACAGAAACATTGTCTTTGTTGTCCTCTAGTAATTGCCTTACCGTTTCACGAAACTCTTGTGTGACCTTGTTAGGCACTCCAGAAAGCCTTCCGCCTGTCTTAGGTAGACCTTTTGGTTTGCCTTTTCTAATTTCTTCTACTTTAGATTCCATACATTCTCAAGTAATTGATTTGTAAGGGTTTAATTCTACTACAGTTTTTTAAGCAATATCAGCGTCATGTAGCTTATTCATAGCTTTAGCTAACTTCTCTTTACGCTTTAGTCTATCGTTAATTTTCTTATTTAGAATGTCTTTATCGCTACCAACATTCTCTTCTTGCTTACGTTTATCTTTTTTGCCGACTACGGATGGTAGGTTAAACATTACATCTCAGCTTTCTCAGTCTTTTTAGACTCTTTCTTGGTTTCGCCTTTTTCTTCTGTGCCAGCCATGTGTTTAGCATAAGCAGCTTCTAGCTTAGACTTTACTTTACCTCTAGCATGGGTGCGTTGTTCGGACAATGCAATCGCCAGGGCTTGCTTCTTAGGCTTTCCTGCGGCAACTTCTGTTTTGTAGTTTTTGCCGACTGATTGAGCCGAGCCTGATTTGTCCATTGGCATGATGCTTCCTTACTTGAGGTATTTGAGTTTGTAAATGGTTGAATCTATTAACTGTTGTATTTCTGCAACAATATTAACCAATTCTTGTTCTTTGGGCAAATCATTATTAGCTTCTTTTACAAAATTCTTTAATGATTCAAGGTATTGCAATGGTTCTTTGGGTTGGTGATATACGCTAGGAAATACTTTAATCTGTTCGTAACAACCCATATAGGCTTCTACATAGTCATCTATGAGTTCAATGATTTCATCGTAAAAGTTTCCCAATGCTTTATGCTTTGAGTAAGAATCTGTTGACCAATGAAAAAAATGAGTATTAGTGCTGCTATGCAATAAAGTAGCGGCAAACATAGCAACATTTTTGGTTTCATTCATAAAGACTCCGTTTCGTACAATTTTAATACATTAATTGCTTCTTCGCATGAATTTACCCTATGTAATGGCCCACCTTGCCAGCCAGCAAATAGCTTAATTTGTAAAGGGGTTAGCTTCTTGGTTTCCCCATCCTTGACTTCAAGTAAAATAGTTTGGTCGTTATAGCAAACCATTAAATCCGGTATTCCACCGCCTTGTGTATGCAAATGAAATACTTGCGCCCCATAATCTCGTAGTGTTTTCACAACAAAGACTTGATTCTTATCAACTTTTTTCGCAAATGCCATAATTGTATGTTAGTGTCGTTTAACTTGTTAAGGGGAATTCAATGTACCATTTAAGCGATGAAGAGTGGATTGCAACCTGGAAAGAATGTGGCTCAGCCGTTGTAATGGCAACAAAAATAGGTGTTAGTCAGCGTTCAGTATATAACAGAAGAAGGTCAATAGAAGCAAGGCATAAGATTGAATTGCCTTCAGTAGATGACCAGCGTTTTGACCAATTAA